ACCATGAGGTATTTCATAAAAAATTAAAGAAATTCTTCCAGCAAGAAAAAGCATCTTTTAATGCTAAAGAAACTAAAGAAGCATCTTCATTTGCTGTATTTAATAGAGCATATTCATATATTAAACACTTGGATATGGAAAACTCAGAGCATATAGAGGCTGTATGGGAATTTAATACTAAGGCACTTTTAAAATCTATAACATTAGCTATTTTGTATTTTGAAACAACAGAAGAATATGAAAGATGTGCTAAGTTACACGCAATAAAAGAAATGAAAAAAGCTCTTGAAAAAGACGTGCCTATGTAAAATCCTCTCCGTAGATTGATAACACGGGTTTTGGGAAAAAAAGGGTATACAAAACGAATTGAAACAAAGGCAACAAAGGGGTTAAGGGACACCCTGTTATTAACAACGATCCCACAATAAATAGATTATGAGAAATAAACAGTTATTCCAAAAAAGATTAGAGCAATTAGATGCTATATTTAATGCTGTAAGAAATGGTATTAATATGAATGCACCAAAAGGTGAAATTAAGAACCAAGTAGATAAAGGTTCTGATATTGTAGCAGAATTAGAAGGTTACGTAGAAAACGAAAATTAATAAAAAATAAAAGTTATGAAATTATCCGCTGAACAGATTCAATCTAATTGGGTTGAGTTTAACACTAACATTGAAACATATATTACTGGAGATCGTAAACAGAAATTACTTGATTTCTACAAAAAATTTGAAGATCGTATTATCCTAATGCCAGCATCGCATAAGAAAGAATACCATTCAGCATTCCCAGGTGGGTATGTTGATCATGTTAATCGAGTAGTTAAAGCAGCATTATCAATGTCTGCTGTATGGGAAGGTTTTGGATGTGATATGACTACATTTACACAAGAAGAATTAGTATTTGCTGCTATTAACCATGATTTAGGTAAAATGGGAGATGAAGAACATGAATCTTATATCCCTCAGACTGATCAATGGAGACGTGATAAATTAGGTGAAGAGTATATGCACAATAAGAAAATTGCATTTGCTGCTGTTCCAGATCGTGGATTATTTTTACTTCAGTCGCATGGGATACAATATACATTCAATGAAATGTTAGCTATCCAGACACATGATGGTTTGTATGATTCAGCTAATGAGAAATACTTAAAATCTTTTATGCCAGAAACAAAACCTCGCACGTCTTTGCCATTTATATTGCATCAAGCTGATATGATGGCCGCACGTATTGAATTTGAGGTTGAATGGTTACCAAAGTTTTCTCAAAATAGCGTGGCTGCGCCAAAAAAGAATTATACATTATCGTCTAACAATAATAAATCTAAGGTGAAATCAAAAGCCTTAGGAGGAATTAAAAGCGAAGGATTAAAAAATATGCTAGATAGTTTATAATGGGTGTAGAATTAATTATTATATCAATATTGGGAGTGCTTGTAGTGATCTTAGGATTTACTACGTGGAATCTCTTATCTAAAACAGAAAAACAAGAAGATGTAATAATTAACTATGACACATTTATCAATGAATATAGTAAACAATTAGACATTGCAGACAAGCGCTTAAAAGAAATAGACGAAAGAGATCTATTTAAAAGTGATGATGAAATTGGTTGGTTTTTTAAAAATTTAAAAGGGTTGCAAAATGACTTATCTAAATTTAAACAGAACCAATAACATTGTATGCAACCACCTATTAGGAAAAGACGGAAGAAGTCTAAGAATTATTTTACACATGACACAGAACTAGCTATTGTTAGATATAATAGCCTTGATTCTATAGAAGATGAAAAATTAAGAAGTAGTATCTATGATAAAGAAATTCACTACCCATTCTTCAAACTAACCCAGAATATTATTCATACTTTTAAGTTTTATCATACAGAAGTTGATAACTTAGAACATTTACAACATGAAATAATTGTTTTCTTACTTTCTAAGATACACTTATTTGATCCAACTAGAGGGGCCAAAGCATATTCTTATTTTGGTACTATAGTTAAACGTTGGTTAATATTATATAATACAAAAAACTATACTAAAAAAATTAAAAAAGTAGATGTTGATGTTTTAATGGGTGATAAATCAACACACACTTATAATTTTGAAGAATCAACAGGACCCGTAGATGAATTATATAAATACATTGATATATTTGTTGATCATGTTACAGAAAATATTTTTGAATTGTTTCCAAAGAAAAACGATGCTCAAATAGCAGATGCTATACTTGAGTTATTTAGAAAAAGAGAAACAATAGAAGTGTTTAATAAAAAAGCATTATACATATATATTCGTGAAATAGTAGATGTTAAGACCCCAAAAATTACAAAAATAGCAGATAAACTTCACGATATATTTAAAAGTGAATATGTTCATTATTTAGAACATGGTTACGCTAAATTCAAATAATTTTTTGTATCCATATTTATAATAAAACACATTATGGGAGCATTAGACAGCGTTGTATTTGGAAGTAAGAAATTTTCAGATATACTAAGCGAAATTTACGATAATCAAAAGAAAAAGGAAACACAAATTACAGGATTAATTTCCGAATTAAAACCACTTATATCTGATATAGGTGATGCTACTTTAATTGTACCATTAATTAAAGAATACTTAGAAATTGGTGTTCGTAATGATGAGCAACTAATTAAAATGGCAACTATTATCCAACGTGTAGTAAATAATCAAGGAAACGGTGATGTAGACGGAATAACAGATGCAGAAAAAGAAGAATTACTAGCAGAATTAGATAATATTCAAAGTGCTTATAAAGCAGAAAAGAAAAAAGATAAATAATGGCACCAAACAAAAGTGGAATATCAGCCATATTAGGAGGTAGAGGATCGCGAGATAACCCCTCTAACCAACTTGCTCAATTAAGTAGTAAAATTTTAATTGGGAGAGTAACAGATGTATGTCTAAATTCAAATTCTAATACATTTAAAACTAGTGGAGAATATTTTGGTATAGGATCTATAGAATGGGAAGATGTTAAAATTAGTACTAGTAAAGCTACTAAAAAATCATCAATGGGTAAAGCACTTCCACTTCAACCTTTTATTAAAGATTTTCCTTTAGTAAATGAATATGTTGTTTTAATTAGTGGGGTAGGAGTTAAAAACCCTGGAGCATCAGCTGATCCAGTATATTATTATATAAATTTAAAATTATGGAATGATAATGAACAAAATGCATCTCCAGACCCTTTATCTAATGCTAATAATAATAATTCCCCACAAAATTATAAAACTTACAGTGAAATAGAAGCGGGTGTTAATATGGAAGCACCTAAACTACCACCACCATTAAACCTAAATGGTAGATCAGGTGGTAATTTTGTAGAAAATGGGGATGTAAAAGCAGTTATACCGTTTGCGGGAGACAGAATATTTGAAGGTAGATTTGGAAATAGTATTAGATTAGGATCAACAGCCAAGACTGGAGGAGATATAACAAATAATTGGTCTAATAGTGGAAAAGAAGGTAGCCCTATTACTATATTAAAAAATGGACAAAATGCCTCTATTACAGGGCCTGGTTTTATACCAGTTGCTGAAGATATAAATTTAGACCCTACTTCTATATATTTAACATCCACTCAACAAATTCCTATTGTTGTTGCAACTACGGAAGTAAAATCAAATTTAGGTCAAACTATTCCCTTTTCTGGGATGGTTAGAAATACTCCACCTTCACCACAGTCCTATAATAACTCTCAAATATTATTAAATTCTAGAAGATTATTACTTAATTCATCTAGGGATAGCATAATTTTATCTGCAACAAAATCAAATATAATAGATTCATGGGGTGATTCTGCTATAAGATCTAAAGGGGGAAATGTTAATATTTTATCACCTAAAGGAAATATTGCCTTGGGTGAAACTAATGCTAGTGAAGCAGTAATATTAGGGACTTCTTTTATAAAGTTAATGGATACTTTTTTAGGTTCATATGGGCAACTTTTACAAGCAATGTCTAAGGAACCTACCTTATCTATATCAGCAGCATTTGCTTATACATCATATGAAAATTCTATTCAAAAACTTAGAGCTCAATTATCAACCATGTTATCTGAAAAAGTAAAAGTAAGCTAGGATGGATATAAAACCAATATTAGATGCAGCCAAATTATTTTTAACAACACCTCAAGGTGAAAAATTGTTAAAAGATATAGATATTGAAGAAGTTGAAAAAGTATCAGCTGCAATAAAATTAGCTAATGATCAAGGTAAATTTAGAAAATCTGATAAAACGGCTGAAGAAAGAAAGACTGAGAGGGGTAAATTTATTAAAGATGAGAAAAAAAGATTAAAAGAAGAGGCAGGACAAGAAGCATCTAAATATATTCCTTATATTCAAATTTTTAAAACAACAGGTAGAATATATGATGAATTAACTAAAGAACCAGTAGCAAATATAAAAGTTTTTCCTCAACTTTGTGTTTTTCCTGTAAGTAATGATTTATTTATTTATGGAGAAGACGTTGTTAGACAAAATGTAGTAACTAAAGAAAATTTACTCGATGCAGAAGGTAATGCAAGATATAAAGCTGTTAGAGATAAAGATCTAAAGGATCCTAAAAACTTTAATGTTAGTGATGATGATGGTAAATTTTATGTTAAAACTGATAATGAAGGAAGATTTACAATTAGAATAGGTTTACCTATATTAGATGCCTCTCCTTCAAGACTTATAGGTGATCCTAAAGTTCGCCCTTTTGTTATTTATAAAGATGATAGTAAATCACCTCAAACAAAATCCCAACAAAATGAACTTTTAAAAGGGAAATTTAAAGGCTCTCAATACGCTCCAGGTGCTCAAACAATTACAACACGTAGTGGAGAAATCCCTGAAGAACTTAATGTATATTCTTTACTTAATATAGATAAAGCAGCAGAGGTAGCAGTAGATGTAGCTGTTGAAGAAGTTAATAAATTTGTAATTGATAAGGTCGATCCTTATTTATCATTAGCAGAAACATTTATAACTAAATTAAGAAATTCTGTTTTAAAACCTGCTTCAGTAGTACAAAGACAACTCCTTCCCTTAGCAATCCAATTAATGATTTATTTTGGTATTGCTAAAGAAGAACAGGCTAATCAATTACAAAGCCAATGTCCTAGTAATGAGAGGCTAGCAGATATTATAAAAAAGAGAAATTCGATAGTAAAACAAATAAATAATATATATCTAATTATAATTCAAAATACTACACTAGCATTTTTATTTGTGTTTATAACAAAATATCTAAAAATAATTATTAATGCTTTAGAAGGATTAAATATCCCCTTACAATTTGCTACATATAGTATAACAGCTAAATTAGATAAAATTATATCAAAACTAGTAGAATTAGGTAAAGTAAATAAAGAATTAAAAAAACAACTACTAATAGCACTAATATTTTTAATAATTTCCCTTATTATAATATTAAGATATTTAAAAACAATTGATAAATTAATAGAAGGATGTGAAAGCCCAGATAATTTAGTAGTAATTAATGCTGAATTATTAGCGTTAAGTGAACAAGCTACTGAACAAGGTTCATCTGAACTAAAAATAGTAAATGGATTTAATATGTCAGTTGAAGTAGTAGATAAAGCTCAAGTAGGAGAATTACCTAGAAGACAAGCTATTGCTAAAAACTCAAAAGGAATTATAATTTTAAGAGGTGAACCATCGTTTAGTGCCGAAGATCAAATACTAATTGATGAACTAGCATTTTATATACAAATAAATAATTTAAAAGCTGATTAATCCAATATTTATAACTAAATAATAATAACATGAAATTAAGTCAATTAAAAACTATTGTAAAAGAAGCCGTAAAAGAAGCAATACAAGAAGAAATGAAAGATATTCTTTTAGAAGCTGTACGCGTTCCTAAAGCTGTAGTTTCTGAAATTCAATCGACTCCAGTTGCAACAACCCCATTACCAGAAAATGATAGAATGAAATTAAGAGAAAACATGATGGGTGTTTTAGACAGTATGAGACCTAATGCTCAAGGTACACTAAGTGCTACAACAGCAGATATGCCTTTACAAATGTCTACTTCTGATACAACATCTCCTAATGGTCAATTACCACAAGGAAATGTAAGTATGGATCAGATTATGAATTTAATGAAAAAATAAGAAAAAATGGCGTTTGGAGCAATAAGACAAAACCCTAATGATTTAAGACCCCGAGTTGGTATTGGTGTTAATTTACCACTTGCTGAAGGGACAGGTTTTACCTCCAATTACACAACAGCAGAAGCAACTAAATATAATTTAATTAACTATTTTTTAACAAACCCAGGTGAAAGAGTAGGTAACCCTAGTTTTGGTGGAGGTTTAAGAGCATTTATTTTTGAACAAATTAACAACCAAACTACAGAATATTTAAAAGAAGATATTCAAACTAAAGTTACCCAAGAATTCCCTACTGTTGAAATAATAGAACTAAATGTAGATGAAGACCCAGATGCTAACACTGTAAGAGTTAGCTTATATTACGCCATACAAGACACGAATATAGAAGACGAAGTAATACTAAATTTTGCATAAATGGCAGTAAGAAGAAACATAAATTATCTAAACAAAGATTTTGGTGCGTTAAGAAATAATTTAATAAATTATTCTCAAACGTATTTCCCATCTACTTATACAGACTTTACAAATTCTTCTGTAGGTATGATGTTTATTGAACAAGCAGCATATGTTGGAGATGTATTATCCTTTTATATGGATAATCAAATCCAAGAAAACTTCTTACAATATTCTAGACAACTAGATAACTTGTTTGATATGGCATATATGTACGGCTATAAACCTAAGGTAACGGGTTTAGCTGAAGTAGATATAGATTTTTATCAACAAGTACCAGCAAAAATGTCAGGTTCAGAATATATACCTGATTATGATTATGCTTTATATATTCCAACTAATACAACTGTATCTACAACTGGAGGAAGTATAATTAACTTTACAATTCAAGAACCTATAGATTTTTCAGTATCAAATTCTATAGATATAACTTCAGAAACTGTTGCTGCGCTTGCAGGAGGAAACCCTACTTATTATCTATTAAAGAAAACAAGAAAATCATATTCTGGAACTATATCAAGCACTTCATTTTCAGTTGGTGACCCTACAGAATTTTTAACAATCGAAATTAAAGATAATAATATAGCAGGTATATTAGATGTTAAGGATAGTAATGGAAATATATGGTATGAAGTTGATTATCTAGGCCAGGAACTAGTATATGATAGTATAAAAAATACTAACATAAATGATCCTAATTCTTCCTTAGATACTGATGCTCCTTATTTATTACAAACAAAACAAGTACAAAATAGGTTTGCTACAAGATTCTTAAATGAACGAACATTACAATTACAATTTGGATCAGGTAACCCAGCAGATACAACTGAAGAAGTTATTCCAAACCCATTTAATGTAGGTTTAGGATTACCTTTTGAACAAAATAAATTAACAGCAGCATACTCTCCAACAAACTTTATATTTACAAATACTTATGGAGTTTCACCTGCAAACACTACTTTAACAGTAAGGTATTATACAGGAGGTGGAGTATCATCAAACGTATTAGCTAATACTACTACAAACTTAAATTCAACAGGTATTAAATTTATACAAGGAGGACTTAATGCAGCTACTGCACAATATGTTTTTGATTCCCTAGCAACAAATAATCCAAATGGAGCTTCAGGAGGAAAAGATGGTGATACTGTAGAAGAAATTAGACAAAATTCAATTTCTAATTTTACTACTCAGTTAAGAAATGTTACAGCTGATGATTATTTAGTAAGAGCACTTAGTATGCCTGCTAAATATGGTAAAGTATCTAAAGCACATACTCAAAAACCTAAAGCAGATGAAGCAAATACAACTTTAGATTTATATGTTTTAACAGAAGATGCTAATAATAAATTAACAACAGCATCAAATACTATAAAAAATAATCTAAAAAGATATATAGAACAATATAGAATGATAGGGGATACAATAAGTATTAAAGATGCTTTTGTAATAAATTTTAGTGTAAATTTTGAAATTATTACTTATCCAAACTTTAATAGTAATGAAGTATTAGAATCATGTATTAGAGCTTTACAAGTATATTTTGATACAAACAGATGGCAAATTTCCCAACCAATAATTATCCCAGATTTATTTGTATTATTAGATCAATTAGATGGAGTACAAACAGTAAAAAATGTTTTAATAAACAATAAAGCAGGAACAACAAAAGGATATTCTCAATGGGCTTATGATATGAATGGCGCCAATCAGAATGGTACAATTTTCCCATCATTAGATCCTAGTATTTTTGAACTTAGATATCCAAACACTGACATAAAAGGACGTGTTGTAAACTTATAATTATGGCAATATATAAATTATTTCCTTCTCAAGATGCCTCGATTTATAGTGCTTATCGCCCTATGAATACTGGACTTGACCCTATATTGGATATAGCTAATTTCGTTACAGAATTTAACCCTGTAGCACAAGTAGCTAGATCTGTGGTTCAATTTGATCAAAGTGAAGTTGAAAATGTTATCGATACAATAGCAAAAGTAACAGGATCAGAATTTAATAACTGGTCAAGTAGTTTAAAACTTAATGTTGCTAAAGCAAGTAATGTAATTATAAATTCATACGTTGAAGCATGGCCACTTTCAGGATCATGGAATAATGGAACAGGACAATATTTAGATAATAAACAAGGAACTAATGGAATAAGTTGGGAATACTCAGATTATTCAGGTTCATACCAATGGCCTACAGCCGGGTTTGTTCCGTTAACTACGGGATCTTATTCAGGAAGTAATAATGCTGGTGGAGGTGTATGGTACACAGGTTCTGGTACATATACTAACGTCAATAACGCTAATATGGGCGTATCTCAATCATATAATTTACGTAGTACTAAGGATTTAGAAATGAATGTTACTGATATATTAAAAGTATGGTATTCATCTTCTAAAGATATAAACGGAGGACAAATTGATATAGCTAATAACGGATTTTTATTAAAATGGGCTGATGCTCAAGAATTTGTTACTTCAAGTGCTGTATCACCTCAATTAAGTTACTATTCCGTAGATACAAATACAATATACCCTCCAGAATTAGAAATTAAATGGAGAGATTTTACATATTCAACTAGTAGTGGAGATTTTAAATTACAAAGAACATTAACAGGTTCAAATTACTCCACAGCATTAGTAACAAACATATCATGTTCATTTACTCAATCATTACCTGCCCCAATATCAAATACAGGAACAGGTACAGGAGCAACATTTGGTGCTACATTTAATGAACCAAATATGATAAATGTGTTTGTTAAAGATATAGGAAGTGGTTACAAAGCAGGAGATCAATTAACATGGAGTACTGCTCAAATAGATGCTTTACCTGGAATTACATCAGGTGGAACAGATTCAGTAGTTACAATATCAACCTTTGATATTCAACAACTTAATGTAATTGCAACACCCGATTTATATGTTGCTTTAGATAATAATGCTGGAATATTTTACAGTGAAAGTATAAACGACTTTAGACTAAACGTGCGTCCTGAATTCCCAGTTCGTACATTCCAGACATCATCACTATACACAACTAATTTTGCTTTGCCTTCTGCATCTTATTATGCTATAAAAGATTTAGATACAAACGAATTTGTAATTGATTTTGATAAAGAATTCACACAGATAAGCTGTGATCCAACTTCAAGTTATTTTACAGTCTATATGAATGGATTAGAACCAGAAAGGTATTATAATATTTTAATTCAAACAGAAATTGATGGACAAACAATAGTAATGGATGAAAATTATTATTTTAAAGTAGTAAACGGGTAAGAAGTATGAAACCAAAAATAGATTTAAAAAAAACAGTATACCCTTTAGTAGACTATCCAAGAATCATTAATACAACATTTAGTGAATTGGGTACTATATCTATTAATGAACAAATAGACTCTACTCCTACTGTAAATGAATTTTTTAATTTATATAATGAATTATTTTATGAAATACCTTCTTTTGGAGATATTAATTCACATCAATATTTAATACAAACAAGTGCTGATTATATAGATTTTGATGCTAATCAAGAAGAAATAACAGCATTAAGAGCAGAAATTACAGATTTAAGAAGACAACTTCTTGAATCCCAAGTAGCAACAGCAGAAGCAATTTCAGGAGAAAAGCTTGACTTAGATGCTGCTTTAGTAGATAATGAAACATTGGCAGATAATGATGAATTTAATAATATAATGAAGGATTTAGGTGATATACCTTCAAGCCCAACAGAAGCAAATACAACTAATACAACAGGAACTACGAGTTCACCAAACCCAACAAGTACTAGTGGTGGAGGCAGTTCAGGTGGAGGATATTAATATATGGAAGAAGAAAATAATATAGAAATACTACAGGTTTCCACTGACGGTGCCTTTGAATATCAAGATTACTCCCAAAAGGATACAGCTTTGTTATCTGGAAGTTATCAAGATACATCTTTTACATCCTCAACAGATTATATAGAATTTTATATCTATGATGGAAGTAAAAACTTACTTACCGAGACGGGCTTTCCAATCATAACAGTTAATACAAATTACACAGTTCATAATGGAAATGTAAATCTTGATCCAGCTGGAGATTTAGAAGAGGTAGGTTATGACCAAGGTATATTTTATTCAACATATAATTTTTATAGAAAAAGATTAGCCTCAAATCCAGAAAAAGAATATTACTATATTGATGAAATTAGTACTGATAGAACAGAAGTTAGGTTAAGAAGTACATTAATACCAATAGATGATATTATAAGTTCAAGTAATGCATTTATTGAATATAGAGAAACTCAAGGATATTTTGTTGATTTTTATCTTAATTTTGGGGATGATGTCCAATGTATAGCAAATAATTTACAATTAGATACAGACAGTGGAATAGACCCTTCTGTATTAGTAAAATTATATGAACCCCTTCCAGCCGACATTGAACTAAAAACTCAATTATGGGTAGTACAAGAGATTTCAAACCCACAAGCTTACAAAGTATCATTTCCCGCTACAGTATTTGAACCCGATGATTTTGAATATATAAGCGGACCTAATTATAGTATACAAATAACTCAACAAACTGGAGAAGCAAGTGAAGAAGTTAGTTTTAATACTTTATTAAACAGTGATATAACTAGTTCTACAGCACAACTTAAAAATTTATTAAATAGAAAAGAAGTTAATATAAGTGTTGATTATAAGGATTATAATAACTTTATATATTTTTCTTCTGCATTAACTAGATTAGAAAACTTTTATTATAAAGTAAGTTTAATCCAATCTTCAAGTAATGAAATAGTAAATTTACCTATTAATAGTGCAACTTATAGTTCAAGTAAAGCAGGGTTGACTACAAGTATAGATAATATTATAGAAAATTTTGATGGATACGAATATTTCTTATACTACAATAGTGGATCAGAATATTCCTACCCAAAAACAAATACAGAACCTCCTTATATTTTAGCCCCAACATCAAGTACTGAGGCGGTAGAATGGTTAGGTAGTGCAGATCCAGATAATGCTTTGTATGGTGGGTTAGCATTAACTGCTTCAAATTATGATCAAGATAACCAAAATTATCTTTATTGGTCTATACCTGAATATTTAAGAGACGATTCTGATAATCAAAAATATATGTTATTTGTTGATATGGTTGCTCAACAATATGATAATAGTTGGCAATATGTTAAAAATATAACAACAAGATTTGATGCAGATAATAGATTAGACTTTGGTATTTCCAAAGATTTAGTAGCAGATGCTATTAGAGATTTTGGTATAAAATTATATTCTAATAATTTCAATAGTAATGATCTATACTCAGCATTTTTAGGTTTAACACCATCGGGTAGTTCATTCCCTTTCCCAAATATGACAGGTAGTTTCCCAACACCTTCTGGGTTTGAATACGTGAATACTGAAATATCAGCATCGGATGACATAGTGCCATTAGACAATGTTAATAAGTCATTATATAAACGAATTTACCATAATGTACCATATTTACTTAAAACAAAAGGTACATTATCAGGATTAAGAGCATTAATTACCTCATATGGAGTTCCTGATACTATATTAAGAATAAACGAATTTGGAGGTAAAGATAGAGATAATTTCCAAGATTGGGATTATACTCAAAATGTATTTAATTATGCTTTAGAATTAGACGGTGAAAATTCTCAAATTACATCTTCATTCTTAACAAATATATCATGGCCTGAATACTCGGCTACAGAAAAAACACCTAAATCAGTACAATGGAGATTTAAAACACCAGGTGTACCAACAGCATCAGCATATTATAATATTTTAGTAGGTGATACAAATAAATTTTATGTAACATTAGAATATACAGGTTCAGGAATGGATAGTGGTTCATATTCAGGATCAATACCATCTCAAAGTAATGCTTATGGTACTTTAAGATTTTACCCTGATGGAAACAATAGTTCAGATGTTACTGCAAGTATAACTTTACCATTCTTTGATGGTGGTTGGTGGTCAGCAATGGCAACAATTGATTATGA